GCCATTTGAACTTACTCCTATTACGACCCAGCCGTCAGGCGGAAGGACTGGTTGTTGAAAGCAACGATGATACGGTTGTATGCAGTCGTCGTATCCGTGCCGTTTGCGCCCGGAGGTGCAGTGATGAGCGAAAGAATACGGAAAGCATACGTCGTAGACGTGCTGATGTTGGCTTGGTTAGCATATGCAGTCGACTGACCAGTCAAAAGTTGGTAAGCGGCTGGCGATGCAGGTGAGTTACCAGCGTAGTCAATGTTAGAATTGACCTGAGCCTGAGTAACTGCTGCCGAACCCGAAGACTGAACGTTAAACGTAGCCTGTGGGTCAACAATTACGTAGGCCGTAATCGTCGTACCCGATGGTACGGTCGTGCTGGCGGGCCAGTAAGGCGACCAGACAACTTTGTTTACGGACGAATTGTAGTATTCGCAACCGATGAAGACACCAAGAACGGCAGTCGTGCCGCCAGCGCCAGCGATTACATAACCGCCAGAAATCTGTACGGGGTCACCGGAGAAGATGTTTGAAGAATAGCCAGATTGGATCTGATACGCCGATTGGCCCAATGAACCATTACGTCCGTCCAGAAACCCTGCAAGTACGAAACCATTGGGCGCAGAAGTGTTCGCCATAGGTCGCTCCTTTTCAGTAGGATAAAATCAGACAGCGTGTCTTTATTTATCCAACATGGGGAAGCCCACTACGGCGCGTAATGGAGTTATAAGGGGTCCTATAACACTGTTTAAAACATAGTGCAATAGGAAAAGGGGGCCGAAACCCCCTTTTTATTATACGCGTGGAATCTGCATTGGCTCATAGGACCTTTTGATGCCCGTTTGCTTACGGTCACGCTCAAAAGTACCTGCTGGGGCGATGCCCAAAGCCTTTTCTTTCTGGTTAACCAGTTCACGGGCGGTGGAAAGTTCCCGATCCTTGGCAATGTCCGTGATTTCTTTAGGACGTTCCATAAGAATCATGCCTTTTTTGCGTATTGCACCGTTATGACCAATAGGCATCATGTCCGGATGACGGCGGGTATCCACTGGTTCCCAACCGCCAGACCGCATTTCAAGCATATTCTGCTCATCTGTCATGCCCGCGATGGATTCCCGTTTCCAATTGTAATCCCAACCTTCTGGAATCTTACGTGGATCGATGTAGAACTCATCATACATTGATGGGTCCATTGAATCATCGTTCATTCTGGCCCGCAATTCTTCAGCACGAAGCGCAGCTTCACGTAGGCCACGGGTAACTGGGGCTACACCCAACTCTGGGGCGTCATTTTGGCGTAATTCGGTCATGTTTTGTTCCATTTGTTCTGTAATTGGGGCTTTAGATGGCCGTCCGGGGCCGCGTTTGACTGCTTCTGACATGGATTACCTCACAACATGTTCTTTTGTTGGTAATATAATTTAGCTTCAAGGTATTCTTCGTCACTCATATCAATATCGCGGGCAGCTTGACGTTCCGCAGGGCTTAAGGTCATAGTAACTTGTTGACCAGCACGGAAAGTTTGCGCTGAATTGGTGCGCGAAACGGGTGCAGCCGCCATAGCTTGGCGTTGGCGGGGTTGTTGTACAGTTTGTTGTACAGGTTCACCGCCATAAACTTTGCTTTCAATGTGTGCAAAATATTCTGGGGTATCTGGTTGAATATTAAGAGCGTCAGCTTCATAATGTGCGGCGGTCATAAGTTTTGTTTTGACCGGATCAGCAAGAACATCACGGTGAGAACGCAGCCAAGCTTGTGAAGTTGGGCTTTTAACCGATTGAATTTGCGCTTCAATTGGGTCAGTAGGCTGTTGTTCGTACTGCGGTTGCGGTTGACGGCGTTGTTGCTCAAGCATTTGCCGCTCATAATTAAGTTTTTCTTGAACAGCTTCTTTGCCTTGAGACAATTGAATAAGTTTTGATTCAACTTGTGCCATTTGGCGCTGTAATTTGGCGGCTTTTGCGTAATCACCTTCTGATAAAGTGTTAGCATAATCCCGCTCAAGCATCTCAGCATCACGCTCAAAGCTGGCAATTGCGTTAACAAATGCCGTTAATTGATTGTCTTGAGCCTGAACCTGATATGTTTTAACTTCTTGTTGGGCTTTTTGAGCATATCGTTCCGCCTCAAATTTTTGACGACGAATTTCTTCAGCTTCACGCTGTTTTTCACTCAATTGGCGTTTTAAAAGTTCAACGCCATCGTCTTGTTTAGGCGTTTCAACTTTTGCAACGGGTTCATTTTGCGTTGCACCAAGGTCAAAATCTATGTTTTGAGGTGCATTGGGGGTTGTAACTGTTACTTCAGCAGCTTCTAATTCTGACATTTATACCTCCTTAAAACGCCATATCTGGCTCTGGGATGACCATTTTAATTTGAACATCTTGAATGACGTGGCAAAGAACACCGTTAATGTTCAATTTCCAACCGTCTGACGAACGCAGAACAATCCAATCGCCTATGTTTACATCCTGTCCAGCAAAAGCCGTTTTATCGTCATCTTTGAACGCAATAGGACCTTTTTTCAGCACAAGAACTACCTTGCCCTGATATTCGTCTTCTTTGCGGATACCGTCTGAGAGGTAAAGGCCGGAGGCCGTACGTTCTGGCCGCTTATATACGGCGCAGAGAATGTTGTTGTGCATTACTTGAATTTTGGAAATGTCACCAATCGCAGTTTTTAACTCCGCTGCGGGGTCAGCCGCATGGAGCATTTTCATAGTAGCAGTCTTCATCGTTTATCTCGCTTTTCTATCAATGCCGACAATGTCTTCCATTGCCTCCTTCGCCCAGATAAGTGCGTCGGATAATCCTTTTAAATACCCAACGCGGTTCTTGTAGTCCTCATAGTTTTGGGAGAAACCGTTCAGAATGCTCTCTGCCTGTTTCTCCCTTTCCTCATCAATGCGCTCCTCTAATTTGCGGTAGAGGAGCAAATCAAGTCCAGCCATAAGACTCCTTATTCAGTTCCGTTTGCTGTAGGCCATTTTTTCTTTTCCAAACGACCAAGGCCAGATCCGGAACCATAATCTTCTTCTTGGTATTTTGGCATTCCCTGACCTACGCGACCGCCCGATTTGCGGGCCATAGGAGGGAGTCCACCTGCGCCACCCTTGGCAGCAAGAGCGGCCATGAGTTGCGGAGGAAGCTGTTGACCACCTGCTGGCGGCATTGCGCCCGGAGGCATCATGCCCTGAGGTGGCATTTGTGGTGGCACAGGGGGCATCATTGGTGGGACAGGAGGTTGCCCCATACCAACGCCAGCGCCCAAAGGCGATTGACCCTGCCCAGATTGTGGTGAAATAATGATGTTAACGTTGGTTTTGCCTTTAGTGCGACCGCCGGATGCGCGATGAGCGCGGCCACCTTTATTCATTCCATCATTAGATGCGGGTACGTTTACATTTTGATTAGCTAATTTTCTTGCAGCTAAATCAACTCCTTCGCTTCTTTTGCTTGCCCGGTTAAAATCAAATGGCTGTTTTGCGCCAGTTTTGCCCATATCCGCCGATGCGGAATTAATATAATTAACCAATGCGCCGCCCGAAAGTTTATGGGCGCGGCCACCTTCTTTATAAGTAGCTGGAACTTTTGCGCCCGATCCACCAGAAATTTTAGACGCGGCCATTTGAACGCCATCCGTCATTCTCTGTTTATTTTTGGGATCATCTGGCGATTTGACATAATTTTCCATAGCTTGATTGAGGTATTTACCAAGCCTACCGCCCGAAAGTTTATGGGCGCGGTCTTTAAGCGCCGATGGCTTAACCATCTGCTTAACCAATTTGCGATCTTCCGCAACATCTGGGTGCTTTGCAGCGCCGCCGTGCTTGCGGCCCGGAATTGGAACAAGGCCAGAAGACGGGTTAACTGCGGATGAAAGAATGCCACGCGAAGAAGGCGGTGCGGATGGTGCGCCAGCCTTGTTTTTACGTGCGACCATTGCCCCAACTGCGGCTTTGCGTTTGGCGGGGTTCATGCTTGAAAGGCCACCACGGGCACGATGGATACGGCCACCGCGCTTATCGCCATATCCCGGCGAACCCGGATCACCTTCTTCTGGAGGTATATAATGCATTGGTTTTTTAGCAGAACCACTATAGGGAAGATTTAACGCACCATCTCCACGGCCCGGCATACCGCGCTGTAAAGGATAACCAGCCGCTGGATTGCGGTTAAATTGGCCCACGTTCGTTGCAATTTGAGGCTGAACAGGGTTTAAATTTTTAGGACGCGCCGTTGGCATTGGAATTTGCTGTGGCGGGATGTTATCGGAAATATCTTCCGTATTCATCATGCGGCCAACGCGATTGACCCCATCAAGACCAGAATGATGTTCCCGGCCTTTACGGGCAGATTTGCCAAGGTTTTTGGCGGCATGCTTGCCCACAACATGGGCTACTTTACCGCCACGTTTAAACCGCGATGGGGTGATTGGCATTTTTCCAGCATTACCGCTGTTCAACCCTTCAAAAGGGGAACCGCCGCGTTCGTCCGTGAACGATTTGCTGCCGTCATCTAACTTAAGGCCCATGCGCTGCATTTTTGCGGCTGATGCGGCTTTTGCTTCTTTCTTGTAATCACTCATTTTATACTCCTGCTGCGTCCAGCATTAAACGTTAGGATTTCTAACTAAATTTTGGATATCCGGTTTAATAAACTGTTCCGCCGTAGAAGCACTCTCCGGATGAACTGCAATTTCACGGGCCAGTTGCAACATGGCAATCCGCTCTTTGCTTTCTCTGTCAGCCGCATGGTTCTGGGCGTCAGCCTGTGCGTCAACAGCTTTTACTTTAACTTCCGCCATTTTGGCTTGGGAGTCAATCATTTTAGCTTGTGCCATCATCAATGCTGGGTCAGGAGGCGGTGGCCCTTGAGGCATTGGTGGGACAAACAGATCCATCGCATCTTCAATCCCAAGCATCGTCAAAATGCGTTCATCAACTTTTTTAGGGTCGTAAAGCGTTGGGTTTTGAGATTGCAATTGTTTAATAGCCATTGCTTTTTGGATGCGCACAGCATGAGACGGCGTATTAGGGTCAGCAACGGGGACAAGATTAATGTTGTCCAGCGCATTAATTAACGTTTCAGGTGTCCATTGATAAGCCGGATATTT